ACGAGAATAAATGCGTTTACTACGTGCGTACCATCAAAGAAGGTGAGTCCGTTTCGGGCAAAGAAGAAGTCTGCGCAGCCTGTTCGGGTTGATTAATTTACAAAGGGGATCGAAAGATCCCCTACATGAGTGTGTTATGACTGAAAGAATGATTAAACCCCTTTTGTTCAACATTAACGGTAATGATACTGTATCTGAACAAAAGCTACTTGGCGGTAACCCAACTGGTATTGCCAACCTAAATCAAATCAAATACAAGTGGTCGATGCCGTTGTATCGTACCATGATGGGCAACTTCTGGATTCCTCAGAAGGTTAGTTTAGCCGAAGACAAAATTTCGATCCTAACCTTGACCAAAGATGAAGATAATGCAGTAAAAGATACACTCAGTTTCTTGATCTTTTTGGATTCATATCAGACAAACAACCTTCCTAACATTGCAGAATACATTACTGCACAGTCCGTGAAGAATTTGTTTGGGATTCAGCAGTTCCAAGAAATTGTTCATACCGAAAGTTACCAATATATTTTGGAATCTCTGTATGAAAACATGACCCGCGACAAGATTTATAATCGCTGGCGTGAAAACCCAATGATGCTGAAACGTAACAAGTTCATTGCAGATATGGGACAAGAGTTTATCGATAACGGAACCAAACAAGGTTTCAACAAGGTCATGATTTCGAACTTCATTCTGGAAGGGGTGTATTTCTATCAAGGCTTCCAGTTCTTCGACCAATTGGCGCACCGTCAAAAGCTGGTGAAGACTGACAAAATCATTGATTACATTCGTCGTGATGAATTAACCCACGTTGGTTTGAACGTGAATATGATCAAAGAAACGATGACCGGTACAAAAGCTGGCATCAAGAAACATACCGGGATGATTCACGATATGTTCGGGCGTGCCGGTGAAGAAGAAATTGAATGGTGTCATGAAACTTATGGTGATCGCATTCTTGGTATCTCTAAAAAGAGTTCAACTGAGTTCATTCAAGACCTCATTAACGACCGACTGATCCGTATTGGTATCGAACCACTGTATCAAGGCGTATCGAACCCATACAAGCATTTGGAACAGTCTGCGGTTGAGGGTTCTACCCGTGAGAACTTCTTTGAAACAACCACCACATCTTATAACCAAGCAGCTTCACTGCCCGGTTGGGATAAACTTTAATCGAAATAGGGGCGAAAGCCCCTTTGTGAGAATTTAATGAAAGTATTTCTTGGCGGGACTTGTAACGGTTCCCAATGGCGTGAAACCCTTATCCCAATGCTCAAATGTGAGTATTACAACCCGGTAGTTCCTAACTGGACACCTGAATGTATGGATGAGGAATTGAAACAACGGGCAATGTCGGATTACAATCTATATGTGATCACACCAAAGATGACTGGAGTGTTCTCGATTGCCGAAGTAATTGATGATTCAAACAAACGGCCACACAAAACTATCTTGACCATTTTGGAAGCTGATGGTGGGGAAGTGTTTACACCTCATCAATTCAAATCGATGAGCCAAGTTGCTAGAATGGCATCTGAAAATGGTGTGCCGGTATTCAATACCCTTGGACGCACAGCAGAATATATAAATTATCAAAGTGAGCATCATGTATGATTGGAATAGGAATTGGATCAGAAGTAAAAATTGCAGCAGTCCTTCTCATGTTAGGGGCTTTGGCATTTTGTGGAAACAAGCTGTATCACGCTGGTTATGATGATGCGGTTGCGGTTACCACCAAAGCAAATCTCAAGGCAACGAATGATGCGATTGATGCTGCTAAAAAGGAATGGCAATCCAGCCAAGACATCACAAAACAAGGTATACAGAATAATGAATCTAAACAGACCAAAATTGTATACATCACACAAAAAGCTAAAAGCATTGTTGCACCTAAGTGCCCTGATGTTGGCAGTGACTTTGGTGGGGTGTACAACCAGTACATCGATACAATACAAGGCGACACCAATCCAAGTGGACGAGTCCCTGCTACAAAAGTGCCCGGTCAATGAATTGGAACGGATGCCCGTTTCAACCCCAACCCAACCTTTGAGCCCAGCGACCGTGGCCGAAATCGATGGATACAATTTCAGTATCCTTTCACATTGTGTGGGTAATCAGTCAACCCTAATTGATGTAATTGATTCTGCGAATCGTGACAGAAATTTGGGATTGAGTTTAGAAACCAAGTAAATTGTGGTATGATTGCTTCATGAAAAACATAATCCTGAGATTCGCCGCGAAACACAGCTCCAAAATTCAGTTTTTGAACTACCTAGCGATGCCTATCTTTGTGGGCGGCGTGCTTCTGGTATCGTATGTTCATTGAGAAATGGGATGACCGATACCTAAAGCTTGCTTTACACATCGCGTCATGGAGCAAAGACCCTTCTACACAAGTTGGGTGCGTCATAATTGATGAAAAGGGTAGACCGGTGTCCTTCGGGTTCAACGGGTTTGCCCGTGGTTGTGATGACTCCCCAGAGCGTTACGCCAATCGTGATCTAAAGCTTTCCCTCACTGTCCATGCCGAGATTAACGCGGTTCTGGCGGCGGGTAGGCACCTTGATAACTGTACGGTGTACATCACCCATACCCCCTGTGTACCGTGCCTTGTGAAATTGAAGCAATCCTTTGTATCAAAAATCGTCTGTTATGACGGTGGTGAGGAATTCGCCAAGCGTTGGGATCAATCTGAATCCATCAAAATGGCCGAAGAACTCGGTATAAAGCTTATTATCATCAAATCGTGAGTAAAATAGAATGACCAAAACCTACAACACCAATCCAGACCAGAAATTCAGCCGTGAATTCCTTGTGGAACGCCTGTCTACCGGTGCGGCCTACGTGCGGTTCACCAAAGTAACCAACGGTGAAGACCGCGTTATGCACTGTACCCGTGACCCAGCCGTGGTTGAACTGATTCTCGGTAAGCAGGATGAAACCCTGAAGACCGAATCTACTCGCAAAATGACGGAAGCGTCCCTGCGTGTGTTCGATCTGGAAAAACGCGAATGGCGGACCTTCAACATTTCCACTGTCTACCACGTAGGCGATAAGGCATGAGTGAAAGGCTTCCGATAGTCTTCACCCAAGAACAAATTGATCAAATGGCAAACAAGCCATTTGATGTTTATGACCATCAGCTTCGGGCTCGTATGGATGAATTTCAGTCTGTAATTGATGGAATTGCTGAACGTGACGCCGCCCGACAGGCTGCAATTGACAAATATAATCTGAGAACTGTATGACCAAGCTAGCCAACCTGACAAGCGTAACCCTGACCAACAAAACAGTCCTTTTGGATGTATCCCATGTGAAAGCCCAAGGTGACGAAATCACCCAAGGTGGCATCATGATCGGTCGGGTTCTGCAATCTGAAGTCCCAACCTATGGCTATGTAGTAGGCTTCGACCCGGCGATTGAGTCCCTGCAAATCGGCGATCTGGTCCCGATTGCTCAAGCTGGCAGCCTCCGAACCTTCGATTGGCCGGATAAATCAAAGGATCAAAAGGTTGTGGCAATGCGTTTCGAGTATGTGGATGGCGTCATCAAGCTGTAATCGAAATAAATTTAGAAATTCTGTTTAGAATGACCCAAAACTGGGGTATAGTGACCTCACTTCCCCAGTGAAGACAACGAAAAACGAATTGAAACAAAAAGATTTGAAAAAGTGTTTGAAACTGATTCGAATCGTGATAGAATGATCCCATCAGCACAAAGCTGACCTCAAACAAATAGGAATTGAAAGAATGGCAAAGCTCAAGGGTACTCACGCAAGCAAGAAATCCCAAGCAACCGCTTACAAGATGCTGTGTAAGGCTGGCAAGAACAAAGCTGCAAAGCTGGCTCGCCACCTGAAGAAGCATCCCGGCGATGCACAGGGTCAAGCTGCGGTCAAAGGTGCCCGTGACTACAAAGGTCGTACCCAACCGAAACGCAATGGTGCCCGGCTGAACCCGTTCATCAGCGAAATCGATAAAATCGCTCTGGCGGAAATCATGATCCGCGAGAAGCAAGCGGGTCGGGATGAACTGAACTTCCAGTCCCGTTCGTTGAACCTGTTGAACGGTCGTATCTCGGCGTTCGGCCATCGTGTTGCACAGCATCTGAAATTCAGCCGTGCTGTTCGCAACGAAGCGATGTACGACAAGAAAGCGAAGGCTTTCCCAAAACCGATGATGACCAAAGCTGATCGCGAAGCGGCGAAAGCCCGAGCACTCGGCAAGCAGTCCACCGAATCGGCGGCGAAACAGAAAAAAGCGAAGATTGCCCAGCGCAAAACTGCGTAATTGATCTTAAAGGGGGCCGAAAGGCTCCTTTTTTGTAACTAAGGATTGTGTAATGAGTAAGAATGGTTTTACAGACCCTAAAATGGTCATTGTCGCCCGGTTGGATATTCAAATGCCGCCCGGTAAACTGGCAGCACAAGTAGCCCATGCGGCGGTCAAGGTAATTGTGGATTATGGTCGATGGATTCAAACCAATGAAAGCCAATTGCCGAAATTTGAGTTGTTCCCAACCGAATCCATGCACCATTGGATGACAGTTTCGTTTCCAAAAGCTGTATTGGAAGTCAAAGACGAAATGGAAATGGAAATTCTGTACGCGGAAGCTCAACGAGCTGGTTTGCCATGCAGCAAGATTATCGATTCTGGTCGAACTGTATACAACGGTGAACATAATCTGACGTGCATCGCAATTGGTCCCGCCGAACGATCTGAAATTGATAAAATCACCGGCCATTTGCCGCTGTACAAAGGTATTTTTTGATGGAATCCACAGAAGTAAACGAAATCCGTATCACAGTGTCCGGTAATCCACAGGTTGGTAAAACTGCGGTAATTGAATCCATCGCACATATTCTGGCTAGCCTTGGCTTGATTGTTGTGTTTGACCCAGAGTCATACAACATGCGCGAACAGAACAACCAAATGCTTGACCCATCTGATGCACAAGATCGTCTTGCGGCGATTGTATCAAAGGGTAATCTGTTGGTTGTCATGAAAGAAACCGGCGTATGTTCCAAATAAGGCTTGGGCTCCCAACACCTATTCGAGAGAAATTGAATGAGATACAAGGCAAAACCTTGTATTTCTCAAATCGTACCCTTTCTTACCAAGATTTTGAGGGTAATGATTATGGGAGGCATGAGATTGATTACCTGAAATCGAAGGGTATCGTCATGCAAACCATCAATTTCGGTCGAATGGTCTATGAATATACCGTGTCTCCATATTATTCATGAAGAAAGGATACTGGAAACCGCATGAGGATGGCATAACCCATATCAATGTCTACAGTAAAGGTGCAACAGAATTAGGTCGATGGTTAACCAATTTTGCGTTTAGCCCCTTCACACACCCGGTACATGGATCGTTTGATTCACTGGAAGGATATTGGTATTGGTTATCATCTGGAATGCAATACGATAAACTGCGAAAATTACATGGGTATCAAGCAAAATCCCAAGGGAAAATCTACCCTAAGATTGAAAACCATAACTTCATCCCTCAGTTTAAATCTGGTATCCGTGCAAAGCTGATAGCAAACCCAGATAGATTACGTCAAATAATCGACAACCAACTCCCTCTGGCACACTATTATGTGTATGGCGATTCGGCCAAACATGCTGGGTATGAGTGGATAACCGATTATTACACCGAAATTCGCCAAGCCTGTATCAACAGGAAGTTCAGACCATAAATACCTCCATATTCTGAAGGTATTTTATGAAACAATTGACCCCAACCACCGCCAAGAAACACAAAGCCCAGTTGATCATCGATCAGAAGGGGCTCTGTAAGCTATGTGGGCGACCTTTGCCGTCTGACACATCCAAGATACACCTTGATCACGATCACGCCACTGGACACGTCCGAGGTGCCTTACATTCGAGCTGCAACCGAAGTGAAGGGCGGATCAAGAACATCTACACCAGATTTGGAGGTGATCCAGAGTTTTGGATTGAGTGGCTGCAACATTTATCCACTTACCTAAAACAAGATTCAACCACTAATCCGCTACACCCGCAACATGTGTTAGATCAAGTCCGTAGATTCAAGTCACTAAATAAATCTGAACAAGAACAAAAGCTGATTTCACTCGGTGTCGCTTTTGATGAGAAGGCGACGAAGACAGACTTAACAAAGCTCTTTTCAAAGTATCTGAAAAGCTTTACAAAATAAGGCATGTAGAATGGGCGCTAAACTAAAACAACCTCGTAAACCAACCCGCAGAGAAAAGGCGCAAGCCGGACAAGCGGTAAAAGCAGTTGATCAAGGTCTTGGTGGTGCAATTGCACCTCGTAAACGATCTGCTGTTATGGTTGGACAGAAACTCAATTTGACAAATTCCCAAAAGATTGTGGGTAATTTAATTAAATCGAAAGGTATCATTTTTGTCGAAGGTACAGCCGGTACTGGTAAAACCACTGGTATTCTATCGGAGTTCGTTGAACAATATCTGGCGGATAACACAAAACAGATCATTGTAATTCGCACACCAGTAGAGGCGGGGTCGGATAAAATCGGATTCCTACCAAATGGTCTTGACGATAAAATCGAACCTCACTTTGCATCAGCCAAGGACATCTTGAATGTACTACTTGGTCGGGGTAAAGTTGAGTGTGATATGAATGAACGAATTCATTTCAAGATCCCTAACTATATGCTTGGTAGCACCCTCGATAATTCGTTGGTGTTGATTGACGAAGCACAGCAAATCCAACCGATGATCATGAAATTGCTGTTGGAGCGAGCTGGCAAAAACACTACCATTGTGGTTGCCGGTGACCCAACCCAGTTGTATGTAAATGATACAACCCGGAATGGGTTAGCACATGCTAAGAGTCAGTTCATCAGTCCAGACGGCGAACCGTATTACCCAACAGTGGATTGCTTCACATTTCCACTCGAAGACTCGAAGACCCGATCTGAACTGGCGTATACTGTTGTACACGCTTATAACACAAAACGTTAATCAAAAACGCCCTTCGGGGCGTTTTTTGTTTCTATTCTGTTTAGATTGACCCGAAATGATGATAAGATAGCTCCATATCACAAAGAGGTCTGAATGACAAACCAATATCCTGATGTACTGAGTATCATTGAAGCTGTTGCGAATGTTCCCGGCAAGAATGATAAAGTCGCGATTCTCGAAGCAAACAAAACCAACGAAGACCTAAAGACCGCTGTTTATCTGGCGCTCAATGGGTTGATTTCGTTTTACATCAAAAAGCTACCAATCGCCACAGAATACCGTGGGTATTACACCCTGCAAACTGCTCTAAAACTAATCCATATTGTATTAGCGGGTCGGCAGAAGACAGGTCATGCCGCGATTGAATGGGTCAAACACCTATTGGAATCATGTTCCGAACGCGATGCAGAAGTGGTTCGCCGGGTGATCGGTCGTGACCTACGCATGGGTGCGTCCGAAGGTTCGGCGGATAAAGTTTGGCCGGGACTGGTTCCATCATTCAATGTGATGTTGGCGACAGCTTACAGTGACAAAGCTCTGGCAAAAATCAAATACCCGGCGATTGCACAACTCAAAGCCGATGGTAGCCGTACCCAAGCTATTGTGGACCTTGACAACCGCACTGCAAGCTTCTGGACTCGTAACGGTAAGCCTCTTGAGCTTTCTCAGATTTCGATTGATGCAATCCTTGCTGTATTTGATGGAACTGATTGGACCGGTAAGGTTGTCCTTGATGGTGAAATTGTCTACCGC